ACCGCGTATGCGGTCATCCTGCAGCAGCGCCTCCTCGATGCGTCTGCGAATATCCGCCCGCACAAACAGCGGGCCTTGCCCAATCAACGCTTCCAACTCCACGCCATAGTGGAAACTGTAGACCAAATACCGAAATCGCTCCGTCTGAAGGATCTTGAAGACGGCTTGCTTCGCTGCTTCCAATCCATCGATCATCCCGGCAACGCGTCCGCGCTCGAAATCCAGCCGCCATGTCCGGGAGGGCTGCTGCACCGCTAACGTGCGCTCGGCAGGGATTTGTCCGCCTGTCGGGATCATGGTCCCACCACCTTATCGAAAATCAAATACTTTTGCCCGCCCTGCATTCTCAGCAAAATGAGCCTGTCCCCCGCTTCCAGCCCTTTACGAATGACGATCGGTCCCTCCGGCAACGCCGGCTCCGTCAATCTTGTTGCCATGCCGCTTTCACCGGAATCCGTATACGCTTGATCGTGACGCAGATCGATTTCATACCTCGTCAGGTTCTCCGGCACAATTAAAAAATCCGCATCGATGGCAAACCGTTGATCGACAGTTACCTCAAGCGGATCTATTCCGGTTACTTCCCCAAACAGGATAGCCACAGGAGCGCCTGCTTCGATTGCCGCAGCAGCGGCTTGCTTGATAGCCTCCAGCATCATATCACCTTCAATGTCAGACTCATCGTATGGTTCGTTCCGTCAAACCGATGCTTCGCCTCGTCAACCAGCATAGGCTGGTTAATACCAAGCGATTCGATCACAACGGGCAAATACATACCGGCACGCAGACGCACATCGCCAATCGCTTCCAGCGTCAACCCCCGGGATTCCCGATTCTTAAGTTGGGCGAGCTGTGTCAGACGAGTGCTGATCTGCGCCGCATTCATGTTCTCGTCTACGCTTTCATATAGCTGCAATAGCCCCCAGCGAGCGATATTGGCGCTATCCTGTTCCATATAAATCTCGCGTTTGCCCGTTTCCTTGTTATCCTTGTATAGCTTGATGCGATTGTACGTATCCGAATCGATGTCACGGCTGAAATCGTACCCCGTCATCAAGCTGCCGTCGCCCACATAAAAGCCGGCCAGGAAGTCGTCAACCAGCCGTAAAGACAAACTGCCGAAATCATCGAAAAAAATATAATGCTTTTGTGTGCTGATCAGAGTCAGCGTGATTGCTTTGTCAATGATGTCCAGCAGCGTCTGTCCGACCTCGGGCATGGTCGGGATACGGTAACCGGAATCGTCCAGCCGGCCGAGCTTGAGGCTGAAGTCATCAGCGATTTGTTTGATGACCTGGGTAGCGGTTACTGCCTTGAAGATATAGGTATCCTTCACCAGCAAATACCGAATCTGGTCATACGCCTTGATCGATACTTCATCGTCCTTATTCACCTTGACTGCAAACACATAGCCGTAGAACACGTTTGCCTCATCCACGCGGATGCGGACAATGTCGCCGTTGCTGATGGCGAAAGCCCGCTCTTGATAGATGCCATTTCGGATCAAAGAGAAATCAACGCTCGCCGGACGGCCAATGCGAGTCGTTGTCCAGGACAAATCGGATGTAATCTCCGACACGTCCCAAACACTCCCGGCTTTATTATCAATTAGGATCTCAAACAAGCTTCCCACCACTTTCAAGCGGAATCCGGAGAACTTGTCCTGGCTCCAACTCTTTCGTACCGGCCTCCGTTAGCCTGTTGTACTCCTGAATTTCCTTCCAATACTGATCCGTGCCAAAAACCTTTTTCGATATCGTCCACAGTTTGTCCCCCTGCTGAACCGTGTAGACTTTCAAAGGCGCGCGATCATCCGCTCGGGACCAAGTAGACCGCAAGGAAGAAATCGTCCCATCATCCAACCGCTCAATGGAAAGACGCCTGGCGGCATAAAAGCGATACTGCTTCAGCTTCAGCGAGTATTCAATATCGCCCGGAGACCCGGCTGCTTCCTTCCATTCAAAGGATTCAATGCTGGCCGGCGTATTGATATCATATTGCGTCGATGTGAAAATGAAACGAATCGGTCTCTTAGTCTCCAGCCACTTCCTGAGATAAAGAACGTATTCAACAGGGGGAAGCAAAGTGTTCGGCGTCACGAACGGGACGGGATGAGCAGGGAAAATGCCGCTGAATGAGAACTCAGCCAATTTAGGACTGCGAATGACATTGATCATTCCTAGCCCGTAAACCTCGCTATCGCTGCCATTGCTGCCTTCGCTCACTTCCATGGATTGCGGCAGAAGCGGAACTTCGAACCATTCCTTCCGATTATTGAAGCTTAGTTCCAAATAATAGCCTGACACTATGCGTACACCCCCTGTGCCGATGAGGCGATCTGTTCCGTCAGCATCGTTTGAATCCGGGCGACGATTCGGTCGGCGTCGTCCCCATTGTTGATGTCCCCGGTCGTTACGCTCACAGTCGGCGTCAGCGAGACAAAGTTTTGGATATTTTTCATTTCGGCGAGCTCGCGCATCATTTTCAGATCTTCGCTGCTGATGTCGACGGTGTCGTTGATTTTGCCGACTTCGCCGACCTTGCCCACATTGCCGATCTGATCCATTTTTACCGCCGTCGCGTCTACGCCGGGAAAGTCCGGTAAGTCAAACAAGCCCGCAATACCCCCGACGGCATCCTTGATTTTACCGGATGCAAAGTGGCTTGCTTTCTCCCCCCAACCTTGCCCCGTTTGAAAAGCGGTATCATAGCTCATTAGTTCGAATCGCATCAGAGCTACGTCTTCCTTACTTTCCAACTGATCACGGTTCTTTTTCAGAGCATCAAGCGTCTTGTCCAGCCCCGCAGTAATCGTCACTTCTTTAAGACCCGGAATTTTATTCAGGATCGATTCAATTCCCGAAGCAAGTTTCCGCAGAGATTCAAGTGAACTGATCACAAGGTCGTAAAACAATTTTTTAACTCCATAGACCGTATCATTCCAAATGTTAATAAAAAACTCTGCAATAGAAAGAACCATGTTGGCAAAACCGGCGAATAGGTTAAACAAGAAGGCAACCAGGACGCCAAATATTCCGCCAACAAACCCTACCACCACAGCCGTAGCGTCTTCCCATGAGTACAAAGCGTAGATTAAAAACCCAATCGCGGCGCCGATCAGGAGGATCGGCCAGTTCGCGATCATCCAGGCTGAAGCCTGTGCCAGGATGGGTTCTACCATCAACCATAGTAGTGTTATAATCGTAGGGATTTGCGTCATCCCCCATAATAAGAAGGCTCCTCCGATCATAGCTAAGAACGGCTCAAACACCCCATACAACCACTGAATTGCACTCCCAATCCAAATCAGCGCCCCAACCAGCCCATTGGCAGCCATGCCGGCCAGCATCATTACATTTGTCAGTCCATCCAAAAATGCGGTTCCGCCCGCCGAGCTTAGCAATTGGCTGATTCGCTCGATCGCGGGACCAAGAGCCATGTAAGCCCGATTCTTCAGACTTATAAAGATATCGCCAAAAGTACGGGCCATTGCTTCGAATTTTTTATTGATGTCATCGGCAGCCGAGAACAGCGCCACCTTAAGGATATTAGCCGTAATGGTTCCCTTTTTCGACATCTCCTTCAGCTCGCCCTTCGATTTCCCGGTAAATTTGGCAATCGCATCGGCCAGCATTGGGGCATTTTCCATAATGGAGCTGAATTCTTCACCCTGCAGCTTACCTGCAGCCATCGCCTGCGTCAGCTTATCTATACCGGATTGCTGTTTTGCCGGGTCCGACATCGAAAGCTTGAACGCTTTTTGCATCAATTCAGCGAATGCGATCGTCTCGTCATTCCCTTTAAACATATCACCGGCTAAAAAATCCAGTTTACCAACGTTCTGTGTCATCGCCATGTAGTCGCTGTTCGACCGTTCAGCAGCCTGAAAAATATTGTTCTGCAGCCCTCTGACGTTTTCCCCTTTTTTCTCATCCACGATGAGTCCGATTCCGGCTTGCGTCGACATATAGGCATCGCTTGCCTTCATCGCGTCCCCCACAGCCTTAAAATTTATCGAGCTTATGAAAGACGCAATTCCTTTTAAGTTGCCTAACCAGCTTCTTGTGGATTTTCCGTCTTGCTGGGCGTCATCGTTAGTCTGCTGTTTAAGCGGGCTTCCTCCGCCGCCACCACCTCTGCCTCCGCTCTGTCCAAGCCGCCGAACTGCGGCCAAGAGCCGGTACACAAGTCTCTGCAGGTCCGTAAAAAACACGTTGATTGACGCGGGCAGTTGGATTTGAATTCGCAATCGAATGTCGCCAAGCCGAGCCATGATCAACCGCCTTAACCGTACCAGGTCTACTGTTAATGCTTGGAGATCGAACGTGAGACGAATGCCCTTCTGGCTCTCGAGCTGCTGTCTTATCCGTTGAATGGCTGCCGCAGCCTTCGACGCATCGACGTTTACGGACACCGGTGATTTCGTGATTCGCTGGAGACGCTCCACCGCCGCGCTTGCCGATTGGACCTGACGAACAAACCGCTGAACGGAACGGGTGAGCTGATCCATCGTTTTGAGTGAATCGGACACTGTAGCCATTTCCAAATCCCCTCCCTTCTGCAGCAAAAAGAGCCCCTCAGGGGCCCTCATGCTACTTTTTCATTTTCTTTCGTTCTTTCCGCTCCTGCTCCACCCGCACATCGATCATGGCGTAGATCGCCGCACGCTCCCGCCGCGACATCGCGGTCAACTCGTGCGGCAGGATGCGGAGCTCGTGGAGGGCGTAGTAAGCGTAATTCGCTTCGCCATCGCCCTCCTGGATCAGTTTTTTTACCTGTTCCACCAGTTCGTTCACGTCCTGATCAAAGCCGTTCAGCCGCTGCACGTGCTGGACCAGCTCGACGTATTCGCCTGGCAGCAGCATTTTGCGAAGCAGGGATTCCGCGCCAAGCACACCGTAAGAACGCTGCAAATCCGGATTTTTCAAATCGGGGAATACGACGCTGGACGAGACCAGGTTCGCAAGGTAATCCTCGGTATTGGTTTCCTGCGTATACTGCCCGTTCTTTCCTTTCACGCGTCGGGTAGCCGCCTTGCGGCATTGTTCATTTTCGTCTTCCGTCATGCTGCGCAGCTTCCAGAGAACCGCTGAACCGTCCTTATTCCGGAATCGCGCGGATACTGCGACTTCTTCCGTCACTTCCCCCGCGACATTCTGTGCAAAAAACACGCTCAAATCACTCATGGTAGTCCCTCCTTAGAAGGCGCCCAATCAGGCGCCCGTAATCGTATTGAATTTGTCAATGACATCGTAGTCGTGGAACGTAAACGGCAGTTCCTCTTCCAGCATATCGTCGCTTGACGCATCGAAGCGCGCCGCGATCACGCTGTCCAGATTGCAGCCTTTCAAGTATGTTGTCTGCTTGCCCGTTCCGCTCCCAGGCTGCTCATTGACAATCATCAGGTCAAACCAGAAATCCTGACCGGTCTGGATATACGTCCGCATGAGCTGGCGGAAAACAGATGTGACATAATAGATGGTCAGCGTGCCCGAACCGCTCCAGCCCTGGGAGCGCTGCGGCGTATTCGTTCTGCCAAGCACCGGCACATCCACCTTATTCTTCTCGATCGTCGCTTCCAGCGATTTTGCGTAAAACAATTCTTCCGTACGGCCATCAATGATCACGTACGCTTTCGCCATTTTGCCGCTGATTGCGTCAGTTTCCATAAAGAATGGCATCTTACTTCACCTCCACATTAATGTAAATCTTCTCGATCGCGTCCACCGGCTGAATGCTTAGTTCGATAACGACCGCATCCGCATCCGTACCCTGGCTGACCGTGATATCCGTCTGGCTGTCGAAGTTTTGAATGGCCCCCAGCCCTTGCAGGGTGAGCAGGTAGGATACGACTTCCGCTCCCAGCAGCGCGCGGCCGTCGGCATTGTTGCCAACCTTGCCGATGTAAAAGCTCTCGAAAATCCGCTTCACATCATTCGCGATACTGTCGAGCACGCGGATGACGCGGTTTTTGCCGAATGCCTTCCCCTTGTCCGGCGTAAAGCTCGTCAGCGTATTAATATCCTGCTCGACGACGGCATGCCCTTGACTCGGCGTAAACACAAACTCGCCGGCGCGCAAAGCGGCTACGATTTGACTATTGGTGTAACGCGGCGCAACATCCACCGAATCGTCGTAAGCGCCGTACGTAAGCGATTGGCTCGCCGATGCGGCTGCCGTGGCGGCAGCGACCCATGCGGTTGCTTGCGCTGCAGTGAGCGTGGAGCCGTCCGACAGCACGACGCCGTTCTTGACGCTAATGACGCCCTCGAAGTCTGCCGTCGGGTAGTTCTCCATGACAAGCTGCACCTTCTTGCCT